ACGCGCAGCACTTGGAAACTAGACGATTCCAGGTTGAAGAAATATGCCGCGGATATGGCGTCTTTCCGATCATGGTCGGGCACTCGGACAAGTCCTCGACGTTCGCCAGCACCGAGGCCTTCTTCGGCGCGCACGTCAAGCACACGCTCGCGCCGTGGCACCGGGCATGGACGCAGCGAATCGACGAGATGCTGCTCGACGGATCGGGGCCGCTCTTCGCGGAGTTCGATGTTCGCTACCTGCTGTCCGGATCGATGAACGATCGCGCAGCCTGGGCGCGCACGATGGTCGAGCTCGGTATCTACACCCGTAACGAGGTGCGCGACGAGGAAGGCAAGGATCCGCTGCCAGGCCTCGACGAACCGCTGACGCCGCTCAACATGAACACCGGCAATGGGAACCCAGGCAATGCACAAGACCCGCCAGCAGATCCAGCAGCGTGACGCCGGCACGGCGCGCGAGGTTCGCTCGGTCGCGCTCGAGATCCGGGCCGTCTCGGACGACGGCACGATCGAGGGCTATGGCTCGGTCTTCGGCGTGCGGGACGACTATGACGACGTGATAGCGTCCGGCGCCTTCGTCGGGTCGCTGAAGGACCACAAGGCCGCGGGAACCATGCCGGCGATGCTTTGGCAGCACGACGCTGACGAACCGATCGGCGTCTGGTCCGAGATGGTCGAGGACGAGAAGGGCCTGCGAGTGAAGGGCCGGCTCGCGCTCGACACGGTTCGCGGCAAGGAGGCACATTCGCTGCTGAAGCTCGGCGCGCTGAATGGCCTCTCGATCGGCTTCGTCTCGAAACAGTGGACCTACGATCGCGAGAGCGAGGTCCGCACGCTGACCGAGATCGATCTATGGGAGGTGTCGCTTGTGACCTTCCCGGCGAACTCGAAGGCGCGCGTCACGAACGTGAAGGCCGCAGCCGACGAGGCCGTAACGCCAAAGGATGCAGAGCGAATCCTGCGCGAGGCAGGATTCAGCAAGGCTGACGCGACGGGATTCGTCTCGCGCGTCATGCGCATGGGAGAGGAGCGGCGAGAGGCCGCGGAATCGACCGCGCACGCGATTAAGGCCGCCCAGCGGCTGCTCGATTCCCTAACCACATGACGAGGATTTCAGAATGAACACCATGACCCGCGACTTCGCGGCTTTCCGCTCGCGCCTGGTTCTGGCCGGCGCCCTCGTGGCGCTCTACGAGCGTCGCGACACCCCGACCCTGTCCTCGGTCGCCGAGGCGCTCGACAAGATCGCCGGCGCCTTCGACGAGTACAAGAAGACGAACGACCAGCGCCTCGAGGCGATCAAGGCCGGCAAGGGCACGGCCGACCTCGATGCGAAGCTCGCTCGGATCGACCAGGCGATCGACGGCCTGAACGAGGCGAAGTCCCGCCTCGAGAAGGTCGAGACGAAGCTCGCGCGCCCGGGCGTGCAAGGCGGCGCCAGCGGCGAGCGCCCGTCGCAGGAAGCCGAGGCCTACAAGTCGGCCTTCCTGCACTGGGTGCGCAACCCCGGCGACCCGGAGCGCCGCACGGCCCTCCAGCTCCGCGCTCGCGAGCTGCGCAAGGTCGAGGCAGGTGCCCGCCGTGACGACGATGGCTTCGAGTCCCGCGCGGCCCAGACGGTCACCTCGACCGGCTCGGCGGGCGGCTTCGCGCTGCCCGAGGTGATCGAGCGCGCGATCGCGCGTCTCTCGGTCGACATCTCCCCGATCCGCCAGATCGCCACCGTCCGCACCGTCGGCAGCCCGGACTACAAGGAGCTCTTCGACGTCAACGGCGCGGCGTTCGAGTGGGTCGCGGAGGCCGGTACCCGCAACCAGACGAACACCCCGGACCTCGCCGAGGTGGCGCCGACCTTCGGCACTGCGTCGGCGAAGCCGCAGGCCTCGGAGGAGTCGCTCGACGACCTCTTCTTCGACGTCGAGAACTGGCTGATCAGTTCGGCGGCCGAGGCGATCGCGCAGGGCGAGGGCACGGCGTTCGTCAGCGGCAACGGCACCAACAAGCCGACCGGCTTCCTGTCCGGCCCGGCTCCTGTGTCGACCGTGGACGCGAGCCGTGCGTTCGGTACGCTGCAGTACATCCCGTCGGGTCAGGCCGCGGCGATGCCCACCAGCGCGGACGTTTTCTACGACGTCATCTACGCGCTGCGGGCTCGCTACCGCGCGAACGCTCGCTGGGTGACGAGCAAGCTGATCCTCGCGGCCATGCGCAAGTACAAGGATTCGCAGAATCAGTACCTGTGGCAGCCGTCGCTGGTGGCCGGCCAGCCCGACACCTTCATGGGGTACGGGATCACCGAGGCCGAGGACATGCCGGCGGTGGCTGCGAACGCCTTCCCGGTGGCGTTTGGCGACTTCCGCGAGGGCTACCTGATCGCGGATCGCGTCGGGATGCGGATGACCAGGGATGAGATCACGAGCCCCGGCTTCGTGAAGTTCTACGTCCGCAAGCGGGTGGGCGGCAAGCTGCGCAACACCCAGGCGATCAAGCTTCTGAAGATCGCGACGACCTGATCCAGGCGCAAACGAAGCAGACGGCGGGGGCCACGGGGCCCCCGCCGTCGTTTAGGGGACACCCATGAAGCTAAAGATCAAGTCGACCTTCCTGTTCGCGCACCGCGGCGTGGAGGTTCGAGAGTACTCCGAAGGTTCCGTCGTCGAAGCGGACGATCCCGAACTGATCGCGGTAGCCACATCAGAAGGCTGGGCCGCTCCGGCTGACCAGCCGGAAGGCAAGGCGAAGAAGGCCGCGCCCGAGAACAAGGCGAAGGGCTGACCGTGGGCCTGACCGTCGTCACGCCGCCGACAGCCGATCCGGTCTCGCTTGCGGAGGCGAAGGCGCACTGCCGCATCTACGGTACAGAAGAAGACGGACTGCTCGCTGGCTACATCATGGCGGCCCGCACCCATGCCGAGACCTATCTCGACCGCGCGCTCGCCACGCAGACGCTGCAGTTCACGATAGACGGCGGATGGCCGTGCGATCGCATCACGTTGCCGCGTCCGCCTCTGCAGTCGGTTACCTCTATCACTTATTCCGACACGAACGGCGCGACGCAGACGCTCGCGGCCGATCAGTACCGGGTCGACACGACAGCGCATCAAGGAGTCATCGAGCGCGCCTATGGCGTGACCTGGCCCGCGGTACGCGACCAGGCGCGAACCATCGTCGTGACCTACGTCGCCGGCTACACCCAGATCCCCGAGCCGATCCGCGCGGCGATCCTGCTTCTGGTCGGCCACTTCTACGAGAATCGCGAGGCCGTGATCGTCGGCCAGTCGCCGTCGGAACTCCCGATGGGCGTCGAGTCGCTGCTCTTTCCCTACCGCGTCTTCTACTGAGGATTCACCATGTCCGCATACGGCAGCCTTGTCCTCTCTCTCGACCTGAAGAATCGCCTCGCCACCGACTTCGGCGAGCGCGCGGGGGACACCCCCTACAGCGTCACCAAGGCGCTCACCGACGGCGTCGCGGCGAACCAGATCCAGAAGGTCTTCTTCGACACTCGCACGCTCGCGGCCTCGGCGAACGAAGACCTCGACCTCAACGGCAGCACGTTGCAGGACACGCTCGGCGCGAACCTCGCGCTGACGTCCGTCAAGATGATCGTGATCAAGGCCGCGGACGGCAACACGAACAACGTCGTGTACAAGCCGGCGGCGGCGAACGGCTTCCTCGGCCCGCTCGGTGCCGCTGCGAACACGATCACGCTTCTGCCGGGCCAGGTCGCGCTCCTGACGAATTTCTCGGCCGCCGGCTGGACGGTCACGCCGGGCACCGCCGACCTGATCAACATCGCCAACTCGGGCGCCGGCACCACGGTCACCTACGACCTGCTGATCGTGGGCTTCTGATGCGGGCCGGTCGGCTGCGTCACCAGGTCGCGATCCAGCGCCGCACGGGCGCGGAGAGCGCCTTCGGCGAGCCGACCGACACCTGGACCACGCTCGCCACGGTCGCGGCCGGGATCGAGCCGATTTCCGGCCGCGAGTACTTCGCGGCGCAGCAGGTCCAGAGCGAGGTCACGCATCGGGTCACGATTCGCTATTACGCCGGCGTGAATCCCAAGGATCGGCTCGCCTGGACCGATCCGGCGACGGGCGTCGCCCGGTACTTCGACATCCGGGCCGTGATCGACCGGGACGAGCGGCATCGGGAGATGTCGCTGATGTGCGTGGAACATGCTCGAAGCTTCACTGCGCCTTGAAGGCCTCGACCGAGTGCAGGCTCGGCTAGCGAACCTTCACCCCCTGGCGCGGGAGAAGGAGCTCCGCAGCACCATGTTCAAGGCGATGCGGCCGGTCCTGGTGGCGGTCGTGGCGACGACGCCGCGGCGCTCCGGCGCGCTGCGCCTGGCCATGAAGCGGGTCTACCTGCGTCCCTCGGCGCGGCAGCTCGTCGACAACCTTGCGGCGCGCGTGGCCGTCGCCCCGAAGTCGAAGGACCGGCGGGCGCTGGCGCTGGCGAATTTCAGCTACGGCCGCACGAAGCGGCTGCGCGGCGTCTACTGGGGCCACTTCGTCGAATTCGGCACGAAGCGGGGGATCAAGCCCGGCCGATTCATGCAGCGCGCCCTTCAGGCCAACGCCCAGAGGGTGATCGACATCTTCGCCGCTGATACCGAGCAAAAGATCCGGAGGACGATGAAGTGATCGACCAGGACCTGATCACGTTCCTCCGGAGCGCGGTGACCAGCGCGGAGCAGCGAGTGCACTCGTCGCTCCTGCCGCAGGAGACCAGCTACCCGGCGGTGGCCGTGACGCGCACCAGCGGCTCGGTCGATCGAGGCCTCGGCGGCGAGGTGATCATGGGCCGCGGGACGTTCCGGATCGACGTCTACGGCCGCAACTTCGACAGCATGTTCGAAGTCTCGGAGCAGATCCGGACGGCGCTCGACGGATTCCGCGGCCTGATGCTCGGCACGTCGATCAAGCACTGCCAACTGCGCGACGTTTCAGACTTCTCGGAAGAAGACGGCGACCGAAAACTTCGCCACCTGGTCCACGACTTCAGCATCGTTTACTCGGAGGATTGATCTATGGGCACTTCCACCGGCGCTGGCGGCCTGTTCCGCATCGGCCTGGCCGTCAACACCGTGCCGGAGTCGCTGCCGGCCTACGCGAGCGACACCATGCGCAACGTCGGGCTGATCGAGTCCGACACCCCGCCGCCCTTCAAGAAGAAGGTCAGCTCGGTCAACACGCTGAACGACGGGACGCTCACCTTCGGCGGCGGCCTCGAGGTGCAGACCTACGAGGCCACGATCGTCCGAAACTTCCAGGACACCGCGCACGAGGACGTCTTCACCGACGGCCGCGCGACCTCGAACCAGTTCCGGAACTTCGAGATCGTGTTCTCGGACACCGGCGCGGAGGCCTGGCGCTTCAAGGGCTTCGTCTCCGAGTACTCGCCGCAGGAGCGGGTTAGCGAGAACGCCTTCAAGGTGAAGATCACCATCCAGGTCTACGGCGCGATCACCGTCGTCCCGTGAGCGATCCGCGTCAGGTCTTCGAGGGGTTGCGGCGCGTCCGCAATCCCGAGCCCTACGAGCTCGAGAACGGGCAGAAGATCTACATCAAGGGGCTCAACACCTTCGAGCGGCTGCAGTTCAGCGACTACGTCGCGAAGATGCGCGAGGAGGAGACCGGCGAGCAGGAGTCGTCCTTCCGCATCGCCGCCCACGTCACCTATCTGGGCGTGGTCAACGAGTCGGGCGAGCGGGCATTCGTCTCGATCGACGATGTGATCAAGGTCTTCGGTGACATCGAGGGCGACGGTCTGGCGATGGTGTTCACCGTCGCCCAGGCGATCCTCGACCGCTCTGGCCTCGCGGCGAAGAGCGCGGAGACCGCCGAAAAAAACTGAGAGCGCGGCCCGACCTGGCGTTCGTGTTCTTCCTCGCACGAACCCTGGGTCGTCCGGTCGCGGAGATCCTAGAGATGCCCTCCTGGGAGTTCACCTACTGGGTCGCGGAGTACCGCCGGGCCCCGTGGGGTGAGGCACTCCAGGACGTGCAATTCGCCCAGCTCGCCGCCACGGTCTGCAACGCCTCGGGCAACTTCAAGACGCCGAAGCGTGCGGAGGAGTTCCTGCTGCTGAAGCAGCCGGGGACGCAGACGGGCGGACTATCCGAGGAAGCTCGCAAGTATCTGAAGAGGTCCAATCGTGGCAAGCGCCGGCTCTGAATCCCGCGACTTCAGCCGGTACAAGTACAACCGATTCGACCTGCCTTGCTCGGTCGCCGGCTGCCACCGGCCCGTCTATATCTTGCGAGAGGGGCTCTGCCCTGCTCACGCCCGCCGCAAGCGTCTATATGGCGATGTCTCGGCCCCTCGGCGCGTGCGCAAGTACGACGGCAAGGGGTACGTCAACAAGATGGGCTATCGGATGATCTCGGTGAAGTTCCCGACAGGGAAGTTCGGCCAGGTCCCCGAGCATCGCCTGGTGATGGAACGACACCTCGGAAGGCCATTGCTGCGGACGGAATCCGTCCACCACAAGAACGGCAATCGATCCGACAACCGGATTGAGAATCTCGAACTCTGGGTGAAGTGCCAGCCCTCGGGCCAGCGAGTTGAGGACCTTGTGGCTTACGCGCGCCGCATCCTCGAACTGTACGGCCCGAAGGAGTAGTTATGGCTTCAGCCGGTTCCGTCACTGTCGACTTCGACGCACGCTCGGCGCGTTTCGCTGCCGAGCTCGACAAGGTCCAGACCAGCCTAAAGAAGCTGGAAGGCAGCACCGCATCCGTCGCGAAGGCGTTCTCGGTGCTGCCTGGCCTGCTCTCCGCGGGCGCGATCATCGCCTACGGGAAGGCCATGTTCGAAGCCGCGGACGCCATCGGCGATGCGGCCGCGCGCTCCGGCATCGCCGCCGAGTCGCTCTCCCGTCTGAAGTTCATCGCCGAGCAGAGCGACGTCGAGTTCGAATCGCTCACCAAGGGGATCAAGGCGTTCCAGAAGGGCGTCTCGGAGGCCTCGTCGGGCTCGGCGTCGGCGATCCAGTCCTTCGCCCGGATCGGGATCGAGGTCGACAAGATCCGCGCCCTGCCGCTCGAGCAGCAGCTCATCGCGGTGGCCGAGGGGTTCCAGAAGGTCCGCAACCCGGCGGACCAGACCCGCATCGCGATGGAACTGTTCGGGAAGGCCGGCGCCGAGCTGGTGCCGTTCCTGAACCAGGGCCCCGAGGGGCTCGCGAACCTCGCGAACGAGGCCGACCGGCTCGGCATCACGCTGAACGGCACGACGCTCGGCGCGATCGGCGCGGCCGACCAGGCGCTGAAGAAGCTCAAGGCGACCGTCGACAGCTTCTTCCAGCGGGCCCTGGGCGACATCGCGCTTGCCATTCTCGGACCGGGCGTCCTGTCCGAAATCGACCAGGCGAAGCTGCGGATCCGGTCGCTCCTCGAGGAGAAGCAGCGGATCGAGCTCTCCGGCGCGCCGGCGGGCAGCGATTTCGCGAAGCGCTTGGTCGAGATCTCGAACGAGATCGTCGGCGTGACCGAGAAGCTGCGCATCCTCGAGGCGCTCGACTCCTACAAGACGATCTCCGGCCAGGGCGGCCGCGGGCGGCCGGGCGGCGGCGGCAATCCGAACTCGCAGCCCGGGGTCGGCGGGCAGTTCGTTCCGTTCAACAAGGACGAGCTGAAGACGCCCGGCATGACGCTGAACGACTTCCTCAGCCCCGAGGCGCGTCGTCAGCAGGCCGAGGAGATCAACGCGATCGCCCAAGTCGCGCGGCAACAGGACTATGCCGACTTCATCAACTGGGAATTCATCAAGCGCCGCGACATGCGGGAGACCGCCGAGGCGGGCTATGCGGCGATGGTTGCCGGCCAGGAGGCCGAGCAGCGGATGCGTCTGCAGACGGCCAACCTCGCGCTCGGGCTCCTGAACACCCTCGGCGTGAAGTCCAAGGCCGCGGCGATCGCTGCGGTGCTGCTGAACCGGGGCCTCGCGATCAGCCAGGCGATCCAGAACACTGCCGTCGCCGTGACCAAGGCGCTCACGGTCGACCCGACTGGCGTGCTGGCGGCGCGCGTGGCGACGCTGGGCAAGATCCAGATCGGGATCATCGCCGCGACCGGCGCGCTCGAGGTGGCCAACATTGCCGGCGGCAACGCGGGCGGCATCGGTGGCACCACGCTCGGCACCCCAGCCAACCCGCTCCCGACGACCGGCGCCGCCGATGCTGAGGGCGCCACGGCCCGCAAGAACGTGACCGTCGTCTTCAACGGACCGGTCACCGAGCGCGATGCGCTGCTCGGAATCATCAAGGACGCCTTCGACGCCGACGTCGTCGTGATCCCGGCAAGCAGCCGGCAGGCGCAAGAAATCCGCGGGGGCGCCTGATGGCCTACGTCATTTACACCGCTCGGCGCTCGCTCGCCCCTGGCCACGTCGCGGAAATCTCCTACACGCTCCCCCTCATCCTCACGCGCGCCGACCGGCGCAGCGACGCCGACGTCCGTCGGCAGCGGTCCCTCTCCGGACGCACCGAGACCCTGTTCTACGGCAACTCCGTCACCTGGGATATCGGGATCGCCCCCGTCGGATCCGCGCTCGTGCCCCTCTATCGAGAATTCCTCGACAGCACGGTCGACGGGCAGACCTTCCAGTTGAACCCGTTCAGCAATCTCGAGGCCGACGAGATCAACGTCATCCGCGACGACGACAGCTACTCGGACACTCGATTCGTGCAATCGACGGCGGGCCACGCGCGCGATCTCTTCACCTTTCAGTTCCGGGCGCGTGAGATTTGAAATACGACAACCCTAAATTCGCGACGGCCGATCGGTCGTCCTCGAGGCGCGCCCGCTTCGTCGTGATGATCGAGTTCGACACCGGATCGATCTACTGCACGTCGCATGTCGGCATCTCTGGCGTCCCGGGCATCGTCCTGGACGGCATCCTGAAGGACATCTCGGCCACCTCGCAGCGCATCGTCCCAGACGAGGGCCGCTCCGAGATCGGATCGATGTCGTTCTCGCTGGTCGACCGCAATGCCGCGGTGACGGATGCGTTCCGCACGAAGCTCGTTGCTCTGAAGGGCCTGCGCGGCAAGACCGTTCGCCTGTATCGCGGCTTCGAGGGGTTCACCTGGTCCGAGTTCTCGCTCTTCCAGACCCAGGTGATCTACGACGCCGAGTTCGACTTCGGCACCTACAAGATCGAGTGCGCGGACATCACCCGCGAGCAGCGCAAGGAGATCTTCGAACCCAAGGCGACGACGCTGCGCCTCTCCTGCACCGATACCGACACCACGATCGCTGTCTACGACACCTCGGCCTTCCTCGGGGTCGAGCACGGCGCGGCCTGGTCGGACGGCCCCTCGGGGACCTACGTCTACTTCAAGGTCCAGGACGAGATCATTCGGGCGCCGGTCGCCGACAAGACCCCGGACTCGTTCACGAACTGCACCCGGGGCGCGCTGAACACCCGCGCCAAGGCGCACGCGGTCGACGCGGCCACGGCGGCGGATCAGCGCACGAAGGTCGAGGAGGTGATCTACCTCGAACTGCCGGCGGCGAAGCTCGCCTACGCAATCCTGACCGGCGTCATCCACGGCACCAGCAGCACGCTGCCGGC